GACGACACTAATCAGCATACCGCGCCCGTCTCTGCAATTGTGCATCAGGTCGCCATACGCCCACCCTTCGCCATCGACCCGAAGGCCGCGAAATTTGATAGTTCTCATTGTATCTCCAGTTCGCTTGTGATATTCTCAAGACCGAAAAGTATATCGAACTTGCGCGTAACGTCTCTGTTACCGATCTTGACGGTGGTAATCGCTGCTGTTGACGGATCATCGCCGCCCGCGTCAGTTGTGCCACGGTAGCGGCTGATTACAGCGTTCACCTCTTTGGTGGTGCTGATGCCGTCAGGGGATGATATTTCGATTGTTAGGGTCATGCGTTCGTGTTGTTGTGTGGTCAGGACAGGATTCGAACCTGTATTCTTGTTGATTGTGGCCTCGACTGCCGCTGTACCCTCAATCAGAATCACCTGCCGATGTGCGTCTACCAATTCCGCCACCTGACCAGTTTTGCTCAATCGTTCTGAAGTATAACGCTTTCGTGTGGCGGGAGTTGGATGAACATACCCATATCCCAAGTCTCCGACCTGTCACCTAATTCCCATTCGTCTGCGGCAAATACAACCGAACCTTTTTCTGGGCCTTCAAAGAATACGACAAAGCCGTATTTCGACCTCCCCAAACACGGGAACTTCCAATCTGTCTTTGGCGTTGCCGCCTTGTTGTGTGTTGATTTCATTCTGCAAGTTTCGGGGGTTTCTTGTTGCGCTAAATGAAAATGGGGTTAAATGTTGGCTGTAAGCTCGACAAATCGCGGGCGCAATGCCTCGAATGTTTTAGGTGTGATTACTACTGATGTGGTCATTTTATTGGGTCGTTAAATGTTATATCTGCTGAACTGCCAAAGAACCATTTTACAATGCAAGTCGGGCTACACCAATGATGACCGCGAAACGCATTGGTGTAATTGATTCCCTTTTTGGTGCTCTTGTTTTCTACTCCGAGCATTCCGCCATCCAGAGCATCAACACTTATCCATCCGTCTGGTGTCGTGCTTCCGTCTGATACAGTCTGCTCTTTTTCGCAGCGGTCGCATTTTATTGTGTGTGTTCTCATCGTCTCACTTATTGATTGTTACGCCTCCGATTCTGACCACCTTACTTCCATGACCCGCACTGCGCCCTCGACCTGAATGGTGTAGTTGTCGGCTATTCTGATGAACGTGCGATATGCGGGCGTTATCTGATCGGGTGCCTCGTGCGACACTCCCAGCGCGCGGCATATTTCGCCAAGTGCGGTGTCCGTTGTTGTGACCGTACGCAGGCACCTTTCGCCATTCGGCACGTTGTAGCCCGCGTAGTGAATTATGCGCTCGGCAACGTCACGCCCTTCGGCTGTGGCGTATATGCCTGATCGGAGTTTGTCGGTGGTGGTCATGATTACGCTGTCGTTTGGTTACGGGGTCAAATATCCCCTGCTAAACCTCGGGCGACATTAAAACGGAATGAAAATGTGATTAAAATGCAGGGGCTACTTTAGCTTCGACATATCAATAAACGTGGGCAGTCCTTTCGGAGGCGCGAGAGTTACGGCAATGCCAGCGGCCTTATTGCCCCATTGAACACCCACCCCATAGGCCCTCACGTCTTTATTGCATATCAGGAACAGGAACGGGGTCAACGCAATGTCGCCAGATACTTTTGATTCGTACGGAAAGAAGAATCTCATTTGCCCTCTAATATGGTCAGGCGGTTCTCCAATACCTCAATCTGCTTTGCCTGAGTGAGACACACACCTTCCAATATCTTGACCCGTGCGCGAAGTGTTGACCTGTTCTGAATAGCCTCGGTAATCAATCTAAGCACCAATTCTGCACCGTTGAATATCAGTTGAAACGGTATCGGGTTGCCGTTTGACAGGTTCTCAGCGGCCTGTTTCTGAAGTGCGGTGTTGCTCATTTCTTCATCTTGTATTCGCGTACCTCGCCAGTAGTCGGGTCGGTCACGATCGTGTCAAGGTGGTCGTGTTTCCCATCGTCAACCCAAATCATGTGACCAGGAGCAACATGATAGTTGGGCAGGTCTTTCAATTCGGGGTTCATTTCCTTGATTTTCTCAACTACGGCAATGTGGTACTTGAGCCAAATGCACAGATCAACCGCCAGCCGATCGACATTCTCAGGTGTTGCGACATTGATAAGCCGCTCGAACGAATCGATGCGGTATTCTTTTGGCTTCTTTTTGCTCATGGCTTAACGATCACGATCTTGTTGACGTTGTTCGGGCCTGTGTCCTTTGAATCTATGTGCAGCCATCCGAAGTAAGGGCCTGTGCTGCGCGAGGTGTAGGCAATATCCTCAACTCTTCGGATACCCATAGCGTATGCCTCAACTGGGTGCGCTACAATCCACTCAAACACCTTGCGAGGCGTTACCCCGCCAGCAAGGAATTTCAGATCAAATGCGGCCGCTAAACGCCCCTCAATGAACTTGTGCATCGAGTACTTCGCCCCCGTTGCCGTGTCTGACCTTCGCAGACCGCTTTCGGTGTAGCCACGCCCGTTGATCAGTATCGGGCCGAGCATTTCGCGCAGGGCATCAATAGCTTTAAGCGCGTTCGGGTCGAGCATGGCCCAACATTCGGCCTCTGTGTGGTTTGCAAGGAACCACGGGTCAACGAGTTCGGGAAGGGTGAAGTGCTTTGGTCGGTAGGTCATTAGCTTGTGATTCTCCATTTATTTTTATACCTATCCACGAAAGAGGTTGGGAAATTAGATGTCCATCCGCATTTCGGGCAAACAAACTGATTGGCATCGAAAACGAATTTTGTTCTTGGGCCGCTACAATTGACAGATGCTCCGCAATATGGGGAGTACCCGTGTTGATTCATTAGGTTACTCCTGACTATTGACAGGTTGTTATTATCGTCATATTCGAGTTTTTCCTGTGTCATCCTATCAGTCTAATCAGATTCAACAGGTCGGTGTAGGTGTGTGTTCCCTTCATTTCATCTGTGTAGTACATTACCCATACCGCTCCGCCCGACATTGCAACGAATACGCAACCATTGTATGAGTACAATTTAGCATCGCGTGGGGCATTTGGTGGCGGTTGCGTGCTAACGTGAGCAAACCCATCCTCAATCAGCCTCCAAGGCACGATGCGGTCGTTATACAGATCACAGAACACGTCAACAGAAACCTCTTCCGACCCTTCGCGCTGGCTGCCACCGTGGTAGTAGTATCGGCACGGGCCATGCCAATACAGAAGCTCATCGCTTGCCGTGGTGAGAAATGGGTATCGATCTGTTTCACTTCTGAATCGCTCAAAGTTTGATTCATCGGGGAAACAATACGACCCCTCAAGCCTTTCCGCTGTTGATTTCATGACGGCAAATTTCACACCTAAAACGGCACCGACAATTAAAACAAGATTAAACCTTACCCTGCCCGCTTACGCTTCGGGCGCGGCTTGTGCTGTGTTGCGTTGGTCTTTGTCACGGCTGGATTTCGAGCTGCCAAAGTAGTAATTGAGAACCGTCCCGAAAGCGGTCAGCGATGCGCCTAATGCGATGTTAACGAGGTCGTGCGAGCTTTATGGTATGGGCGCGTAGAACAACAGGAACACGAGCGCAAACGTGCCAGTAATTACGGCAATACCCCTCACATCTACCGTTCAGCACCTTTCTAACCTCTTTACCTCGCTTAGTATTTACACACCTGCCATCTGCCGTGAACTTGTAATGTTCTGCGCCTTTTATTTGCCACTTTAAGGCGTATGTTGTTGATAGCGTGGCAGTCATGCTTTAGTCGTGTTTCGCGTATCCGCAAGTTATCGGTGATTTTTAATCCGTGCGGAAATTTCTTTTCCTCTGTCCACTGCGTTAGCAATCAACTCCCACCCATGTCCATCGTAATCGTGTCTGTGCAGAAGAATTTCCGCTGCCTCGATGAGTTTGTCAAGCACATCTTTAGTCGGCCAGCATTGATCCATGTCGAGTGGCAAACCACCGATAACAGCACCTTGACCGTCAGTGGCCTCTGTGCTTTCTTCTGGTTTCTGTTCTGTTTTCATCGTTCAATCTTTTGGTTAAGTCTGTGGTAGCCACCGAACGGCAAGCTGCTGGGCGTTACCTGCTATACCCTTCAGCATATCCTTTTTCATAACCCTTCTTAAATGCTCCTTGTAAATCATCTGCCCATCTTTGTGCCAACTCATCAGCAATCTCCCTGCTATAATTATGTCTAATCAAATAATGTCGCATTTCGTCAGGTGTGTACCAAGTAGGCACAGCAGGTAACAGCAGTTTTGCGTCATGCTGGCTGGACGTTGCGTTTTGAACTTCTGTACTCATTTGAACTTTAGATTAAATTGTGAGCATTCGTTTTTTTAATGCCAGCACGAACGCAAAGCTGGCAGAACGTTACCAGCAACCCTAAAAGAGCGTTGGCAACTTACGTTCTACGGTGCAAATGGTATCGTTATGACTGCCACCGTGAGCAACCAGTAACACTTCAATCAATTCCATTCCTCGTTTTTTACCGACACCAGAACTATTCCAACCAAAGCACATAACTATTCCGTTTGGCTTCAATACTCTTGAAATTTCATTGATGTGCTTAGTTCTCCAACTGCTTTGTGTTGTTTCCATAGTTACAGGTATTCCTACATTTTTATAGCATTCACTTACTTGTCGTAATGAATAGGGTGGGTCGTAAAAAACGAAATCAATCGAGTTATCCGCAAACTGTTTTAAAAAATCAACAGCATCTAAATGATAATCTGTATCATAATCAGGGTTTAAGTCATTTGTAACCTTTGCCAGTCTGCATTTATTAGCAAATGGGTCTATACTCTCCATTTCAGGCTTTAAATATTTATGTATCAGTTTGCGAATACACTTAATATCAAAAGTATTACTGTTTGGCATTTCCCACACCCGACTAAAAAAGGGCTGCTGGTAACACTGCATTGGCAAAATAGCCGTTTCAGTGCTGTTATTGAGCTTTTGTTCTTCTATCATCATTTGTGCTTTATTAAACATTTGTGTTTCAAATACGGCTACTTCGCCAATGCTTTTACGTTATAAGCCATTTAAGACAGACCATCCTTCAAGTTCATCGTAGAATAAACCACCATCTGCATCTGAATAAAACCATAAAACCTTTTTACCACTTGGCATTAAATATCCGTACATTCCATTCATCTTGTAGTATAACGGTTCACCATCAAAATCTAATGGTTTTATTAACGTAGGAGAAGATAAACGGCATATAACAGCACCTAAACAAGATGGCTGGC